GTCAGCCAGTTGGTCTGGACGACGTCATCAAGCAGCGGCGGCAGTTCGTAGTACAGTATCTCGAATGGGTACTCCGCGTCCGGCGTTGGCGCAATCAGCCAGTGGTCATAGTCGTAATCGCCGTAGAAGATAGGCTCATCAGTCTGTGACCGATCGGGCCAATAGTTTAGCAGATACTCGTACGCGCGGCTGAAAAGCACCTTGCGGGTGTTGTTGTTCGCGCCCGTGCCGATGTTCATCGACACAACGTCACGCCAGCGATCCGGCTTGCTGTAGATTGACTGCCCTACAGCAAAGGTGCCGGTCACCACATTGATGAAGCCTTGGACCTTCAGCTCACGCGAGATGCGCCGCTCGGCTAGGTTAATCAGACGCGGGATCTGCTCGTAAACAACAGGGTCAGACGCATAAGTGGCACCGCGCTCCAAATAGCGCCGAATGTCCTCTTGGAGCGTTGTAAACGTCATTGTCTGTGCCATGGCGCAGTCCTATATCATTTTTTCGAGGGGGTGGACAGGGATACTGCGTCTACCCATGCTTTGATTGTCAAACGATGTTTTACGCTACAATCCGTGTACTTTGCAATGATGTCGGCTTCCCAAAGCGCGCGCTCTGGGTCAATCAGTACGACTGGCGGGTTCTGTAGCGTTGGGCACTGCGCCGCTAGGTTTGCCGGCGGCCGCGGCATTGGCGTCACGGACACCGCCTTCGAGCACCCTGCGCAGAGCATCAGAACCAGCGCAATCAACAGGAACGGCAGGAACCGTTTTGTATATTTCACGAATGGTGTTGGTGCGTTCGGCTGCCACCACATTGGCCTGATCTCGTTCAACTTCATAGGTTTGCGAAACATTGTCTACTACCTCTTGTTGCTTGACCCGCAGCTTCTCCGCCTTTTCTAGCGCCTTTGCGTAGGAGGCGTCGCACTGCCAATCACGGACTTTGTACCCAGAGGCTGCACCGATAATAAGCGCGCCTCCCAATGCGTAAAGCATTACTGGACCAGGCATCATACCCATGCAGCGTACTTTCTTGTCTTGGCTTTGCGGTCATCGAGGCCATGTGTGCCCCCATTGATCCGCTTCGTCAGTGCGAGGATCGCGGCATCGTTGATGCCCTGATCGCAGATGGACCAGAGTTTATTCTTGTCGAAGAACCACAGCGCGCTTTCAAATGCCAGTTCGGTGGCAACAATGTCTGGGTTCGTCATCACGTCAGGGCGGTTCACGTACTTGGCAAACTCAGAATAGTTAAATTTTCCAGTGAGTTGCAAGGCTCCTCGACCGCGAAAAGCGAACCCTTCGCCCGACGCTTCGTCGCCGTTACCCATGCGGTTGCCGTAGACGCGGTTGGCGATCTTTGCAGGCTTGCGCTCGTAGGCACGAGCTAGTGCATCCGTCGGGAAGTATTTGCGGAAGATGCTGCGCAGGCCCTTAGCGCCGTAGTTCAGGTTCTCGCTGAACGCCCTGAAGTTGCCGCTTTCGTGCGCGCACTGAGCGAAAAAGTGAGCAGCGCGGTTGGGCGACAGCTTGTAATAGGCCGCAGCGGCCTTCAGCGTGCCGGGGCCAAAAGCCCCGTCAGCCGTTACGCCAATCTTTTTCTGGAGTTCGATCATGCTCATTTGCCGGCGCTCCGCCAATCAGGGAAGTCGTTTTCGTCAACCACGCCGTCGCCGTTGGCGTCGTAGCGCAAGTCGTTACGGTACTTCTCCCAGGGTGCCATGTCATCGTCGTCATCGTCTTCCAAAACTGGCTCTTCGTGAGAGACAACGGCGTTTGTTTCTACAGGCTGAGAGACAACCATGTCAGGCGTAAGCGGCAGCGGATCTGGTTCAGGCGCTGCGGGCTCTTCCACAGGATCCTCCGGCGGCGTTTCCTTGTCGCGGACGTTGGCGTTAAGGCTCAGGCCGCCAAGCAGGCCGACGAACGCGCCGATGATTGTCTGGAAGGCTGGGTTGACCATATCAAGGATAGCCGCACTATCCACAAGGTCGTTAGGCGCGAATAGGCCAACGACAAGCGCCAGCACGACCACGAGGATAACTGCCGCCAGCGTGACGATGGCCACGCGAATAACAAACTCAACGGTGTCGTTGACGCCGTCTTGCTTACTTTCAAAACTACTCAAGAAGCTCATCAATTATCCCTTTCAGCTAACGGATTGGCCAGCGTCTTTGTGATCTTGTCGTTCACCTGCGCCTCCAACTCTTTAACTCGGCGCTGCTGGTCGATGTCCTGAGCCCGCAGCTCCTGTATAATAGCACGTTGAGATTGCAATGTCTCCCTCTCAGATACTTGCGTCCGAGCGGTCACTGCATCGACCGTTTGGCGTGCGCTCATGACGCTGCTGCCAAGGCTTGAAGAGAGCGACGCGAGGTTGTCCGACAGGTACTTGGTGGTCTCCAAGTTCATGCGGATCATGCGCTCGTTAGACGCCTGCTGCTCTTTCATCTGGGCGAACTCATCGCCCATTGAGGCGTAGGTCGAGGTGACCTCCTGCATCGTCAGGAACTGCTGGTATACTTGGAACCCAGCCCAGAGCGAGCCTGCGCCCGTCGTCAGCGCCGTGATGACGAGCATCATCTTGCCGCCAGTAAACTTGATGCCGCCAACCTCGATCGACGTGCCTTCTTTCTCCTCGTCACTCATACTGGTCCTCCACCATCTCGTTCCAGCGCTGGTCTTGGCCCTGCATCATGCGATAGAGGGCCAAGTTTGCGTCTGGGATGCGACGGCCTTTGTAGATGTCCTTAGGCTGGTAAAACGGTATATCAGGGATGCGGGCCTGCGTGTAGTCAGAATAGCCAGCCGGAACGGCCGCAAGCTGGGACATCGCCTCACTGTCGCCATTGTTCACGTCTCCCACATCAATCGTCTGCCCTGCGGCCATCTCGCCTTGCATGCCGAGCGCCTCGAGCTGCTGCGCCTGCCCCGATGGGGAAGACGTGTTGTTGGCGATCACCGATGAGAAAGCGGGTGCGAACGTCGGCCCCTCTGCCGGCTGGATTACGTAGGTTGCGCCTAGCGGCTCTGTCGTGGTCTGCTCGCCAAACTGCTGTACGTATTGCGCGTCAGCCTGCGCCACAAACGCCACGTTCTGGAGACTGGCTTGCAGGACCGTCTCGCGTGGGATCATGTCGGCCTCTGCAACCGCCTCGCTCTGGAAGAAGCGCACGTTGCTGTCTCTGCGAGAGCCAGACACCATTATGCCGCCTTCGAACGAGGGTGGACCGCCGGGCACTAAGCCTGGAGGGGGCGCCCCGCTCGCTTCCTCGGCTGCTTCCTCGGCTGCTTCCTCTGCTGCGTCTTCCTGCGTAGCCTCTTCTGCCGCAGTCTCCTCAGCGACCGTCTCCTCAACCGCAGCCACTTCCGCTATGGCAACTTCCTGCGCCGCCGCCTCTACCGCTACTTCGGCGGTCGCGATCTGCTCTTCTTGCTGCGCGATGGGGCTTGGGACAGGCTCGGGCGTCGGCGCGACTGAGACAGGCACGAATGCTGGCTGTTGCTGAGCAGCGGCCGTAAACGTCAGGCTGACATTGTCGATCTGCGGGCCGTATGGGCCGCCCCAGAAACCCACGTCTTGGCCAGTAAAGCTGAGCGTAGCGGTATTAAACGCCGGCGCAGTGTCGGTGAGCGAAAAGGTCTGGTACTGCGGCTGATAGGCCTGAACGCTAAGAAGCTGGATGTTCTCAACAGATGTGTCGCCAAGATACAGGCTGAGGTTGGCGCTTAGCCAGTCCTGTGGCCCAACCGGATTTTCACAATAGCCGCCGATACTGTTGTTGCACGGCAGCCGGTATTGGAAGCTGACCGAATATCCTGTGTACGTCTCCGGCGCGATGACAGTTTGCTGCACGGTGCCTGTCAGATACGAGAACACGTAGCAGACGCCGCCAGCCGGGCCGCACCCTGTGTAGGTTCCGCCGGGGCCCGTCTCGTACCAGCCAGTCAGCCCCTGCTGAAAGCCGGGGTTGATAAGCAAGTTGTCCTGCGCCCATGCAGGCCACGCAATCAGCGTCGCGAGGAGGGCTTGGACTTTTCTTTTTCGTCCCATGCCGCAGAGGCCTCCTTACCGATCTTGCCTTCAAACGGGCACGGCGTTCCCGCCATCCGCATGGCCTCGAATACTCGCGTGTCTTGGCAAAGCAGTGACACAGCCGCCACGCGCATACCCATGTCGTACAGCGTCTTGCTAAGCTTCAGGGCCTCGCAGTTCTTGTCGCGGATCGTCTTGCCACCAGAGAAGCCGAGGACCTGCGTCTGCACAGCACCAGAAATGCCTGTGGTGCAGAGATCTTGGCTGTAGCTCATCATGCTCGGAGCGATGGCGCTGGGCGGCGGCGACTTGATGTTCTGGTCGATAACCTGCCGGTTGACGCTCTCGCTGTAGCT